TCGCTGGCAGTGCCAGCGGCGGCGCGGGCGCGGTCACCGCCAATGGCGTGACACTTATCAGCACCGCCACGCTGATCGCGGGCGGTGTGTTTGCGGCGCAAGGCGTCGCACCCGGCCGCACGTTCAGCGCGTTCGCCATGCTGCTGCCCGGCCTGGCCGGCAGCGGCACATTTAGCGCCAGCGAATACACGCAGCAGGTCATCGCCCAGACGCGGCGCATTGGCCCCAGCAGCGTGCAAGACACGTCGCAACGGATTGGCAGCGCCAGCGTGCAGGGCACGCGGCGCCGCATTGGAAAGGCACCCGCATGAGCATGGTCGACAGCCTGATCGCAGGCGACACGCTCGACTTTACGGACGTGGTCGCCGACTACCCGGCCACCGCTGCCTGGGTGCTCAAGTATCGCCTGGTGCCGCGCTTTACCGCGCCGGTGCAGGCGCCGGTCGAGATCACCGCCACCACCGTCAACACGACGGACTACCGGGTGCAGGCCACGCCCACGGCCACGGCCGCCTGGACCCCCGGCGCCTACAACTGGTTCCGGTGGGTCGAAAAAGCCGGCGAGCGGCAGAGCCTGGGCAGCGGCTCGCTAACCGTGCAGGTCAACCCAGCCACGGTTGCGCAGGGCGCGGACATCCGCAGCCAGGCTGAGGCCGCGCTCGACGCCATTAACGCCGTGCTTGCCAACCGCGCCACGGTGGACCAGCAGGAGATGAGCATCGCCGGCCGCAGTCTCAAGCGAATGACGGTTGACGAGCTGCTCAAGCTGCGCGCGCACTTCGAGGGGCAGGTCAACAAGGATCGCGGGATCACCCGGCAGATCTACGTGCGGATGAGCAACCATGTTTACTAAGCTGCGCCACGCCATTGCCCGCGCCATCGCGCCGCGCATGGTCGCGGTGCGCCAGTACGCCGCCGCCCGCTACTCGCGGCTGTCGCTGGGTTTTGGCATCAGCAGCACCACCGCCGACAGCGAGCTGCGCACGTCACTAGCCGCCCTGCGCAACCGCAGCCGCCAGTTGATCCGCGATTCGGCCTATGCCAAGCGCGCGCAGGCCATCGTCGTCAACAACGTCATCGGCGCCGGTGTCGGCATGCAGGCGCAGGTAATGACCACGCGCAACGTGCTGGCGGAAGCGGTCAATGACGCCATCGAGTCTGCCTGGCACGATTGGTCGCGCGCCGAGAATTGCCACACCGGCGGCGCCCTGCACTTCGGTGACCTGGAGCGCGCCGGCATGGGCCAAGTGTTTGCGGCCGGGGAGGTCTTTGTCCGCAAGCATCCGCGCCCGTTTGGCCGCAGCCGCGTGCCGCTGGCGATCGAGCTGATCGAGGCCGAGCGCATTGCCGACGAATACAACGGCGTGAGCGACGTGGGCAACAGCATCCGCAACGGCGTCGAGGTCGACGGCTTTGAGCGGCCGGTCGCCTACTTCGTCCGCCGCCGCCACCCCGGCGACGTGCTCACGGTCAGCACGCAGGCCGACCAGATCGAGCGCATTCCGGCCGAGCAGATCCTGCACGTCAAACTCACCAATCGCTGGCCGCAGACCCGCGGCGAGCCCTGGATGCACGCGGCCATCCTCAAACTCAACGACATGGCGGAGTACACCGCCGCCGAGCTGGCCGCTGCGCGTGCCAGTGCCAACTACTTCGGCACCATCGAGAGCAACGACGACAACCCGCTCGCGGCCACGGAAACCGAAGACGGAGCCCAGTTTTACGACATCCAGCCCAACGTGATTCAAAAGCTGACACCGGGCGACAAATTCAACTTCCACGCGCCGAACCGCCCTAACGCCGCGCTCGATCCGTTCATGCGACACATGCTGCGCGAGGTCGCTGCGGCGGTGGGCGTGAGCTATGAAAGCCTGAGCCGCGACTACAGCCAGAGCAACTACAGCTCCAGCCGCCTGGCGCTGCTCGATGACCGCGACACCTGGCGCGTGCTGCAGCAGTGGTGGGTGCGCAGTTTCCGCGAGCCGCTGCACCGCGAGTGGCTGCGCGCGGCCGTGCTGGCGCGCTCCGTGCAGGGCATCTCGCTTGAGGCCTACGGCAACGACATGCAGCGGTATGAGGCCGTGCGCTTCAAGCCGCGCGGCTGGTCCTGGGTCGACCCCACCAAAGAGGTCGAGGCCTACAAAGCCGCAGAGCTGGCCGGCTACATCACCAAGACGCAGATCATCGCGCAGACCGCCAACGGCCTTGATATCGAAGACGTTATCAACGAGCGCCGCCGCGAGCTAGACATGCTCAAGGCGGCCGACATCGAGACCGACACCACCACCCCGGCCGCGCGCCCCGCGCCGGCCCCCACGCCGCCGCCGCCGCCCGACGACGCCGAAGACGACACCCCACAAGAGCCGCCCGCGCGGCTCTTTTCGTTCCCGAGGTAACCCATGGCGCAGAAAGACATTAAGGGCGCGCAACTGCGCGACCTGCGGGCCGAACTCACGCTGCGCGCTGAAGGCGAAAAGCGCGGTCTCAGCTTCTCGGCCAGCAGCACCGAGCCGTATGACCGCTGGTTCGGGACCGAGGTGCTTAGCCACGACAAGGGCGCCGTGCGCATGGAGCGCATCACGCGCGGTGCCGTTCCGCTGCTGTTCAACCACAACTGGGACGACCCCATCGGCATGGTCAGCGCCGGCCGGCTGGCCGATGGCCGTTTGATGGTCGACGCCGACGTGTTTGCCACGGCCCGGGCCAGCGAAGTGATGCAGATGGTCGAGGGCGGGCTGCGCAACGTGTCAATCGGCTATCGCGTGCACGAGTTTCTGGTCAACGAGAAAGAAGAAACCTACACGGCCACCGACTGGGAGCCGCTGGAGGTCTCGATAGTCACCGTGCCGGCGGATTCAACCGTCGGCATTGGTCGCGCGGCAGTCGACGACACGCCTGCGCGCCTGAAGTTTTCACCACCCGCGGCCCGCGCCGCATCACATGGAGATCGTCAAATGACGACTGCAGTAGACACCCCCGCGGCGGGCCAACAAGCCGCATCGCACATCACCGTCACCGACAACGGTGGCTCACCGCTTGAGCAGGAAAAAAAGCGCGTCGAGGCGATCCGCAAGCTGTGCAAGGCCAACGATCTGGATGAGCGCTATGCCGAGCTGTGGGCCCGAAACGGCACTAGCTGGGACCAGATCGGCGACGAGATCATCCAGATCAAGCAGGAGCGCAACAAGCAAGCGCCCCAGTCGGCCGCCCACCTGGGCATGAGCCAGTCGGAGACGCGCAAGTACTCGCTGGCGCGCGCCATCCACGCCGTTGCCACCAAGGACTGGAGCAAAGCATCGCTCGAGTCCGAGGCCAGCAAAGCCGTAGCGCAGCGCCTGGGCCGCATGGCCGGCGAGTACAGCTTCTTCATCCCGATGGATGTGCAGATGCTGCAGCGTGACCTGGCCGTGGGTACCGCCTCGGTCGGCGGCAACCTGGTCGGCACCACGGTGATGAGCTTCATCGAGCAGTTGCGCAACCGCTCGGTGGTCATGCGCATGGGTGCCACGATGATGCCGGGCCTCACCAGCTTCGTGGCCATCCCGCGCCAGATCACGGCCGGGACCGGCTTCTGGCTCGCCAACGAGCAGGGCACCGCGACCGAAAGCCAGCCCACGTTCAACCAGCTCACCCTGTCGCCGCGCACCGTCGCCGGCTACACGGAGATCAGCCGTCAACTGCTGCTGCAAACCGCCGGTCAGGCCGACAGCATCGTCAACGCCGACCTGGCGCGCGTCATCGGCCTGGCGGTCGACAGCGCCGCGCTGCACGGTCCCGGCACGGGCGGCCAGCCGTCGGGCATCACCGTCACGGCGGGCCTGGGCACGTCCAACCCGACCACGGGCACCAACGTCGCCTATGCCGACATGATCCGCTTCCAGACCACGGTCGCGGGTGCTAATGCGATGTTCCCGGGCTTCGGCTACGTGACCACGCCGGTGGTGGCGGGCATCCTGATGGGCAAGCCGCGCTTCACCAACAGCGACACGCCCATCTGGGGCGGCAACCTGCTCGACGGCCAAGTGGTCGGCGCGCCGGCCATGAGCTCGCTGCAGGTCGGCTCCGGTTCTATGCTGGCCGGCGACTTCTCGCAGGTCATGATCGGCGAGTGGGGCGCGCTGGAGATCGAAGTCAACCCGTATGCCCAGTTCCAGAGCGGAATCATCGGCGTTCGTGCCATGTACACCTGCGATGTGGGTGTGCGTTACGGCGCCGCCTTCGCGCTGGGCACCGGCATGACGGGCTGATGCGCACCGTCAACGGCATCGCGGTGGTGGGCCAGGCGTCGGCCCCGCTCGTGCGTGCGCAGGTTGTCCGCGGGCATTACAGCGGCGGCCTGCTGCGCACGCCCGGCCAGGTGGTTGAGCTTACTGGCAGCGAGTTCGGCGAGCTGAGCATGTACGGCCTGGTCGAGCACGCACCGTCGGCGCCCGCTGTCGCCGACACGCCAACCGGCGAGCCCGCCAAGGGCAAGCGCAAGTAGTTCTCCCCTCTGCACGGCTAGGGTAGCCCCCGAAAAGCGCGTCACCCACCGCGCCTGCCGTGCACCTTTCTCGTGGGGCTCAAGGGTAAGAGCATGGTCTGGAAAGTAGACGCGCCCCAAGGCCGCGAGGCGGCCAAGGTCCGCTTTGATGTGGTTCCGTATCTCGGGAAGGTAGTGCTCGATCTCGGCTGCGGGCCGGACAAGATCAGCGGCCACGCCATTGGCGTCGACAACGGCGCGGATACGCGCTTGTTCGGCATCCAGTTCAAGCCGGATGTCAGGGTAGACAGTTGCGAGTGGCTGCCGATGTTTGCCGACAGCGTGGCCGACACGGTGTTTAGCTCGCACCTGCTGGAGCACATTGTCGACACGCGCGCCGCTCTCGCTGAGTGGTGGCGGCTGGTCAAGGTGGGCGGCTATCTGGTGCTGTACCTGCCGCACAAGCGGCTGTATCCCAACATCGGCCACCCGGGCGCCAACCCGGACCACAAGCATGACTTTCTGCCCGACGACATCGTCGGGCACATGGGCCAAGTGGCCGAGGCCAGTGGCTGCGGCTGGGAGCTAGTGGTTAACGAGGATCGCAACGCCGACTACGAGTACAGCTTCCTGCAGGTCTACCGCAAGCGCGAGCACCCGGGCTGCGATGTGACGCCGCAACAGCCGCCGCCGCCCAAGGGCAAGAGCCTGGGCCTAGTGCGGCTGGGCGCCTATGGCGACGCGCTCTGGATCAGCACGCTGCTGCCGCACTTCAAGTCGCAAGGCTGGCACATTACCGTCTACACCCAGCACCAGGGCGAGACGATGTTGCGGCATGACCCCAACGTTGACCGACTGGTCGTGCAGCCGACCGACGTCTTCAACTTCGGCGACGGCAGCACCTCGATGATGCAGACCGCATACTGGCTGCACCTGGAGCGCAAGCACGACCACTTCATCAACCTGATCGGTGCCGTGGAGCGGCGCCTGTTGCCGGCGCCGTATGACCCGGACTTTTATCTGCCGGACCACCAGCGCCGTCGCACGATGGGCCACAACTACATCGAGAGCCTGCACGAGTGGGCCGGCGTGCCGTTTGACCCCGCTACCGTGCGGCAACTGTTCCACCCCACCGCCGAGGAAATGGCCTGGGCTGCAGCCGAGCGCGCCAAGCTTGCCGGCCCCGTGGTGCTTATAAACCCGGGCGGGTCGAGTGCGCCCAAATGGTGGCCGTATGCGCAGGAGTGCGCTGACGCCCTGAGTGCCGAGGGCATCAACGCGCTGATCGTCGGCGACCTGCGGCAAGCGCCGTTCAAGGCGCGCGGCAAGGTGCAGATCATCGGCACGCAGTGGCCCATCCGCAAGCTGCTCGCCTTTGCGCAGCTGGCCGATGTGGTGATCGGCACCGAGTCGGTGCTGGTCAACGCGGTGGCGCACACGCATGTCTACAAGATCGTGCTGCTCAGCCACAGCACGCACGAAAACCTGACGCGCGACTGGTTCAGCACCCTGGCTATCGAGCCGCAGGGCCTCAAGTGCTACCCCTGCCACCGCATCCACGGCGACTGGTCAAGCTGCACCTTCGACCGCGAGGAAAAAGCCGCTGCCTGCCAGAGCGCCGCCAAGGCCGATCTGGTGCTCGAGCATGTGCGGGCGTACCTGGCAGAGCAACAGCAGCAGGCCGCGGAATGATCGACGGCAGCGTCATCAACCCCGGCACCCTCGACGCGCTGGCCGCTATGGCGCGCAGCGTGCCGGCCGGCGACTTTGTCGAGGTCGGCGTGTACAAGGGCGGCAGCGCCCAGCGGCTGGCGCAGGTGGCGCGCGAGGGCGGCCGTCGGCTGTTCCTGTTCGACACCTTCGCCGGCATCCCGTGCCGTGATCCGGCTTTCGACCACCACCGCGAGGGCGACTTCGGCGATACCGACTTGGAGCTGGTGCGGCAACTCATCCCCGACGCCATCTTCAAGGTCGGCGTGTTCCCGCAAACGCTCACGCCGGACGTGGGGTCGATTGCCTTCGCGCACGTGGACTGCGACCAGTACGCCAGCGTGCGCGACTGCTGCGCCCACCTGGGTCCGCGCATGGTGCCAGGTGGGGTGATGTGGTTCGACGACCCGGACGCCCTGCACGGCGCCATGCGCGCCATGCAAGACGTGTTCGGGGACCGGCCGCGCCAGCACGCCTGCGGCAAGTGGATCGTGGAGTTCTAGATGCTTGAGACCGACCGCGACCGCCTGGCGTATCTCACAGCGTTTGGCGAGCAGGTGACCATCAACGGCCAGCCTGTCTGGGCCGTCGCAGACAACGCCTACGTCAACGTGCTCGACCTGGCCGCCGGCACCCGCCCGCAACTGATCGCGCGCAGCAGTGACGTGGCCGCCGTGGTGACCGGCGCGGGTGTGGTGATGCAGGGCACCGCCTACAGCGTGGCCGAGATCCAGCCGGACGGCACCGGCATGACGACGCTGATCCTGACCAAGAGCTGACCATGTCCCACGTGCGCCAAGACCTGCGGGCCGCTGTGGTCGCCGCAGTGACAGGGCTCGCCCAGACGCAGGCGCGCGTGCATACCGCGCGCGTGTATCCGCTGCGCGAGCTTGATATGCCGGCGCTGGTGGTCAACACCACCAGCGACAGTGCCGAGACTGAGGGCGGCATCGACGTGTTGTACGTGCCGCGCGTGGTCACGGTCGAGGTGCAGGCCTATGCGCGTGGGGCCAACCTCGCCAACACGCTCGACACAATCTGCGAGCAGGTCGAGGTGGCCCTCGGTGCCGCGCTCACCGTGCAGGGCAAGGCTGTGCAGTTGATCTACCAGGCCACCGAAATCGAGTTCGACGGCGAAGCTGAGCAACCCATCGGCCGCGCCGCCATGACTTTCAACGCCACGCTTTACACCGCCAGCAGCGCGCCGGGCACGCTGCTCTAGGTTTCACTCTTACCGGCATCACGGAGCGATACACATGGCTATCACCCTATCCACCGGCACCGTGGTCGCCATCGCGTCGACCTACGGCTCGGCGGTCAACATGACCGCCATCACCAACGCCGCCAGCGCGGTGGCCACGCTGGCCGCCGGCCACGGCGTAGTGGTCGGTGACTTTCTCGAGGTCACCAGCGGCTGGGACCTGCTCAGCGGCCGCATCGTGCGCGTGAGCAACGTCGCCACCAACGACATCACCTTCGAGGGCATCAACACCACCAGCACCGCCAACTACCCGGCCGGGTCGGGCACCGGCACGATCCGCCGCATCACGGCCTGGACCAACGTTACGCAGATCCGCAACATCGCCCCCGGTGGCGGCGAGCAGAATTTCGTAGACGTGACCACTATTGTGGACCGCGTGCAGAAGCAAATCCCCACCACGCGCAGCCCGCAGACCTTGCAGCTCACGGTGCTCGATGATCCAGCGCTGGCTTGGTACACCGTGGTCAACGGCGCGGCCGAATTAGCCACGCCCACCGCCATCCGGCTGATCTTCCCGAATAACAGCCGCCTGGTGGCCAACGGCTACTGGAGTCTGCAGACCACGCCCAACGTGGCCGCCAATGAGCCGCTCACGGCCAACATCGACATCAGCTTCTCGGCCACGCCGACGCGCTACAGCACATGAGCGACATTGAGCAACTCAAGGCGCGCGCGCTGGCCGCGCGCCGCTTTAGCGTCGTGGTGGACGGCCGCACTTACGTGTTGCAGCTCCCAACTCAGCACGAGCTGGAGCTTGCTGCCGCCCGTAAAGCGGCCGGCGAGGCTGGCATGGTGGAATTTTTCCGCGCTCAGCTCGAACGCGCGGTGGTGGGATGGTCCGAC